GTTTATGGAAACGATGGTGCCGATCATGCAGCAGAACCCGGCGATGGCGCCGCTCGGTGCTGAGATGATCAAGTTTGCGTTCCATGCTTTCCCGTCGAGCAGGCAGCTTGAGGACGCGCTCGATAGCGCGCTCGAAAAGATGCAGCAGATGCCGCCACCACCGCCGCCGCAGAAGGGCAACACCAAGTCGCCGCAGGAGATTCAGGCTGAGACGCAGATCGAGGGCGCGAAGTTGCAGGCGACGCAGCAGCAGACGGCGGCTAAGGCGGCGTCTGACCAGCAAGCCAATGCGGCGAAGGTAATTTCGGCGCAGATTGAGGCGAGCGCTGACCAGCAGCGGACGACGGCGGAGAACCAGCTACGGATTGCCGAATTGTCGCTTCGGGGACGCGAGGTCGCCGGGCGCGAGGCACTGGATGCGGCGAGGCTGACGCATCTGGCGTCGCGGGATACGAAGGGGCTGGTGTGATGGATGATCTTCTTGGGTTTGGCTCGCAGGACACGTCTGACCCAATGTGGCAGCATTGGAGAAAGGTGTCTGAAGAAATCATTTCTGTTCGATCCCATAAAAAACTCGAGAAATATAATAAGTACAACCGTGATAAGTTAGCTGACGGACTGGCTGGTATTGCTATGAACGCTATGAGACGCACTGTCATTGATGAACTTGAGAAGAGTTTGTTAGCTATTGAAGAAGCGGACCCTCGTGAGTCACCTCTTATTTGGGCTATGTGCGCGGAGGGGTTGGTGTGAGCCTTACAGTGGGACCACGCAACGTCAACATGCATTTCTATCGGGCAACATGGTCTAACCGCCCTATGTGCGAGTTTCATCTTAAGGTGTTTGGGAAAGTTTATAACGCGGCGTGGGTTTTATGGCCGCTCAAGCGTTACCAAGCGTGGGACGAGGCTAAGTGGATGAAATGACCCGCCGCCGCTTCGTCATGCGCAACGGCGAGTTTGTCGAGCTTGATCTCAATGCCAAGCTGCCGCCGCGGGTCGCGCCGTACATTCAGAGCGATATCGCGCCCTATCCGTCTGTTATCACGCGCGAGATGATCACCAGCCGGTCGGAGCATCGCGAGCACTTGCGACGGCATGGCGCGGTCGAGGTCGGCAACGAGTACCCGAAGGGGATTGAGCGCGAGGTGCTACCGCCGGTGCGAGAGGATTTGCGGGCTGCGTTGGAGGCGTCGCCGGAAGCTCATGCTGAGGCGCAGGCGGCGAGCTCTGCGGCTAAGGACGTAGGGCCGGTTGGGAGGATTTTGCCGTGAGAGTCGTCGATATGAAAAGAACCAAGGCCGAGAAGACGGCTCGCGAGAAATCGTGGAAGGACGGGCCGGTAATGGGTGACGATGCCGATTATCATCACGGCCTGCACGTCAGCCTCGATCATGAGTCGATGAACAAGGTCGGCATGAGTGAGACGCCGAAGCCTGGTACCGAGTACCGGATCGAGGCGCATGGACGCGTCGTGTCGGCGTCGGATAGCTCGCGTGAGGGACAGAAATCGCCGGATCGCCGGGTTGAAATCCTGATTCACCGCCTGGGAGCGGAGCCGAAGGCGGCTTCGGATGACGGCAAGAGCGTCAAGGACGATGTGCGGGATGCGGCTGATCGGGCGGAGGACCGAGGCAACGGGTGAAATGGTGGCGCGGGTTACGGATGACGCCGTGTCGTTTTGCCCGCTGGTGGGTCTTCGGCGTGGTTGCCGATCTGTCTCGCCGGCTGAACTTATGGGCACGTCGGCACCGTGATGGCTGATTATCCCAGCGTCCGCGATAGTCTGCGACAATCGGCGGAGGCTGAAGATGCAAAGGTCAGCAAGACATCGGTTGGTTACGAGCATCCTGCAGCGAAGCCGCCGCAACACTGCGGGATTTGTACCCACTGGCAACCGCCGCGATCCTGTGAAGTCGTCAGCGGACAAATCCGACCGGAAGATTGGTGTGAACGATACAGGAAGGCTACCTGATGCCGCCCGATGAAGAAGAAGGCCAGGATTTACGTTCGGTCCTGTCGCGCGTGGTCGACGAGGCGGAGGCTGAACCGACCGCGACGGAAGCGCCGGCAAGGGAGCCTCCGGCTCGCGAAGCGCCGGAGCCAAGATCGACGGAGCCTGCCGGTGAACGCCAGCGCGGCCCTGACGGCAAGTTTCTGCCGAAGGAACCTGCTGAGGGCAGCGAAGCGGAGCCACCCGAGGCTGTCGAACCTGTCGCGGTGGTTGACCCTGAGCCAGAACCGGCGAAAACCGGCGAATTGGCGACCGATGTTCCGCAGCACTGGTCGCAGGCCGACAAGGATTTGATCGCCAGCCTGCCGAAAGACAGCCAGGCCAAGGTCGTCGAGCGCTACAAGGCGATCGAGGCCGGATTTACGCCGCGGTTGCAGAAAGCCGCTGAAATCGAGCGCAACTACGCCGGTGCAATCGAGCTATTCCAGCCATATGCCGCTGAATTGCAGCAGCAGGGCAAAACGCCGTCTGACATCATCCGCACCTGGGCAGCAGTCGAGCAAAATCTCGTCCAGGGGCGCCAAATCGCGGCGCAAGGCGGTCAAAACACGAAGGGCGCAGAGATTGTCGCTAACATCATTCGGTCATACGGGGTTGATCCCGGCGCAGTGGCGGCGTTTCTGAAGGGAGAAATGCCGCCTCCTCAAAACGGAAACGGTTATGGGGATCAGGGGAGCTATGTCCCGCCTGCGCTCTTTCAAAAGCTTGATACGATGGAGCAGCGGCTAGCAAACCGCGAGGCCGCAGATCGAAATCGTGAAGCCGCAGAGCGTGCTGCTCGCGAAAACTCGACGCAATCGCAAATCGAAGCATTCGCCAACGAGAAGGACGATACGGGGTCGCTAAAACACCCCTATTTTTCCGAGTTGGAACGTGATATGGCTGCCTTCGCCCAGATGGACATATCTCAGGGCAGGGTTCCGAGCATTCCTGATCTCTATGATCGGGCGGTTTACGCGAACCGGGAGACCCGCACTAAGGCGCTCGCAGCCAGCTCGGCCGAGTCAGCCCGAAAAGCGGCAGCCGAACGGAAAGCGCAATCAGAGCGAGCGGTCCGCGCCGCTTCCAGCATCGCCGGCTCCCCTGGGGCGGGCGGATCGCCGGCAGAGCGCACCGGACCACGATCTCTGAGAGACGAAATTGCGGCGGCAGCAGCAGACTTAGAGGCTGGCTGAGCCGTTCCGTTCAACCCGGCCGTCGTGAGACGCCCGTTTCCCCAGTGCGGCCTGCGGGCCGCCAGATGGAGCATAGGGAATGGCAAGCCCGAATACTAATTGGGGTGAGATCACCACCACCACCCTCTACAATCGGTCGCGCAAACTGGCCGATAACGTCACAAAAAACAATGCGCTGCTCCGCCGCCTTTCCGAACGCGGAAAGATCAAGGATTTCGACGGCGGCCAAGCGATCGTGCAAGAGCTGGAATACAGCGAGAACGGCACCTACAAGCGCTACAGCGGCTACGACATCCTGAACATCACGCCGTCCGACGTTTTCACGGCGGCGCAGTTCTCGATCGCGCAGGCCGCCGTCGCCGTCTCGATCTCCGGCCTCGAAATGCTGCAGAACAGCGGCAAGGAGAAGATGATCGATCTTCTCGACGCGCGGATCGGCAACGCCGAGCGGACTTTCGAGAATAACCTGTCGAGCGACTGCTATTCGGATGGCACGGCGGACGGTGGCAAGCAGATCGGCGGCTTGCAACTGATCGTCGCCGATGTCGGCACCTCCGGCACGGTCGGCGGCATCAGTCGGCAGACCTGGCCCTTCTGGCGCCCGAACAACCAATCGTTTGCGACCGCTGGCCTCGTGCCGAGCGCTGCGACGATGCAGACGATGATGAACCGCACCTGGCTCGCTCAGGCGCGCGGTCCCGATCGGCCCGACCTGATCATCGCCGATAACGTCTACTACCGCTACTACTGGGAAAGCCTCCAGGCGATCCAGCGCATCTCGCGCACCGATGACGGGATGGCCGGGTTCGGCAGCCTCATGTTCATGGACGCCGATGTCGTCTACGACGGCGGCTTTCAGGGCGTCGCGGCAGGCAACGGCTCGGCGATCAACGGCGCCGGCATCACATGGACTTCCGGCAGCGGCGCTCCGGCGAGCCACATGTATTTCCTCAACACCGACTACTTGTTCCTGCGCCCGCATCGGGATCGGAATATGACTCCCTTGGACCCAGATCGCTTTAGCGTCAACCAAGACGCGATGGTCAAGCTCGTTGGCTGGGCGGGAAATCTGACCTGTAGCAACAGTTTCCTGCAAGGCGTTTTGACTGCGTGACGCCTGCGGTCGCAATCAGGATGCAAAGGTAAGGAGCAAACACCATGACGTGGATTTTCCAGGAGAACCGCCTCGGCCTGCAGCCGATCGAGGTTACGAGCACGGTGCAGAACACGGACGAAGGCACTGTTGCTCGCGCTTATGATTCGAGCGGCGTTCAGGGCGGTGGCGAGTTCATCTACCTGAAGGGCGTCGATAGTACCGTCGTCGGGTCGCTGGTAACCTATAACATGGTTTCTCATGTGACGACGCTGTCAGCAAACACAGGCAACCAGAATTCCCCGGTTGCGGTCGCCATGTCGGCGAACGTGACGGGATCGTGGGGTTGGTATCAGATCGGCGGGGCTGCCGTCATCAAGAAGACAGCTGTGAAGGTCAGTCCCTCTGTTCCGCTGTATCAGAGCGGTACGACCGGACGCGTGATGTCTACGGCGGCATCTGGCAAGCAGCTTATGAATGCGCGCTCGGCGAATGTGGCGGGCGCCACGGTTGCGTCGGCGACGAGCACGATCACGGCGATCATCGACCGCCCATTTTTACAAGGTGCGGTTGTCTGATCCGTATCTCTTGCAATTATAGGTTACGGAAATGCCGAACGACAGCGATTTCTCCGGCGTTCATCCGCAGGCCATCGTGGAACCGTGGGTGACGCTTGGGCGCGGCGTTGTCGTGCATCCCTATGCGATTGTCGGGAGGGTGCCGGACACAAGCCCGGCGCTCGCCCGACAGCCCCAGTGGACCTATGAATTGCATATTGGCGCCGGCACAGTAATCGGGCCGCATGCGATCGTGTATAGCGGTGCGGTGATCGGCGAGAATTGCCTGATCGGTGACTTCGCCAGCGTGCGCGAGGGGAGCCGGCTCGGGGATCGCGTGGTTGTCGGGCGCTATGTCTCGATCAACTACGATTGCGAGATCGCCGATGACGTGCGGTTTCAGGACACGACGCACCTGACTGGCGGGGCGAGGGTCGGGCGAGGATGCTTCTTCGGGGTCGGGGTCGTTACGTCGAACGATCGCCGGGTTGACCTGCAAAACTATCATTATCCCGGCGCGCAACCGACTATATTTGGCGAGCGGGTGTTGGTCGGTTCCGGAGCGAACGTACTGGCCGGCGTGCAGGTTGGCGACGATGCCGTGGTCGCGGCGGGCGCGCTCGTGGTCAAGGACGTTCCTGCTGGCGTGACGGTCATGGGACCGATTGCGAGGGCGGCGTGATCGCTATCAGCCACCGAGGATATGATACGACGGTTGTCGCCTTTTCGGGCATGGCGCCGCAGAACCACATTTACGAGTGGACGACGGCATTCGAGGATTTCCCGGCGAATTTTATCGGCGTGCAGGACGAGCACCAATGCTGGTATCAGCGCACCGGCCTGAGTGTAGTGCGCAGTCTGCTACGGCAGAAAATGGCGGGAATGACGGTCTTTGTCGGCGGCTCTGCCGGGGGCTTCGCGGCTCTTTGGTTTGGCAAGATGATGAAGGCTGATCGGATTATCGTGTTTTGCCCACAATCAGCGTGCGGTAAGGCGAAGCGTGAGCTGGGGGACCATCGCTGGCCGGGGAAATGCGAACAGACGCCGGCAAGGGACATTGCGGGCACTTATCCGCAGGCGATGGTACATTACGCGGAGAACGATGATCTTGATGCGATGCACGCCGCTCGATTGGGGGCGGAGCGTCGCAAGTGGGCGCATGGCGGGCACGATTTGCCGCATCGGCTAAAGGAGAGCGGTGCATTGCGCGGCCTTCTTATGGACGCGATGGCATGAACGTCGTCTCGATATACGCTCCTCGTCCAGAGCACCCGCTCTATCAGGATTATACGCCGTTTCTCGACATCCTGCGCGAGTCGTGCAAGCGCTACGGCCATCGGCATATCGTCATCACCGACGATCTTCAGGTGGGGCAGTATCCCGAGGGCACGCTCGATTACAGCGGTGGTGATGCTTTCTTTGTGGAGGCACTGCCGCGCCCGCTGATGAAGGCGATCATTTTCGGGCAGCTGGCCTATCTCAATTCGTCGCTCGCCAAGGAAGATACGCTGTTCCTGGGCGCCGATTGCGTGCTGGCGCGCGATCCGGCCGAGGTGTTCAAGCGGGAATTCGACATCGCGTTTACGGTTGGGCCGTTTGCTGACTGCGTGCTGAACACCGGGGCGATCTTCATTCGCAGCGGCTTCGATGCAGCCTATATCTGGGTGCGAGCCTTCGCCAACATGGGCGAGGAATGGGGAGATGACCAGAAGGCGCTAGCTGCGGTAGTCAAACCCACATCAACGCCGAGCGTCGTTTGCAGCTATGGCAACGGGCCGGTCATCCGCTTCCTTCCGGTCGATCCGTACAATCTTGCGCCGGAGTATCCTGACGACGACTGCTCGCGCGGCTACGTCCTGCACTTTCGGGGCGAACGCAAGCAGTGGATGAAGGACTATAGCGCGAAGTGGCTCGGAATCGGCGAGCGGATCGAGTGGAATGTCGTTTCGAATTCGCCGAAGGACAAGATTTTCGAGAATGTGGCAATCAATAGCCGGCGGCAGATACCGTGGGCGAAGGAGATGCCTGCGCATGACGGGCACGCCGTCATTGTCGGGGGTGGGCCATCGGCTGCCGATTGCCTCAACGATTTGCGCCGCCGGGAGGCGCAGGGACAGGATTTATTTGCGCTGAACGGCGCGGCGCAATGGCTGGCGCAATACGGCTTAATTCCTAAATATCAGGTTTTGCTAGATTCTCGTCCGCAGAACCGGCGCTTTGTGCGGCCTATTTGTGCTGAAGCGTTCCTCGTCGCCTCCCAATGCGACCCGGCGATCTTCGATATCTTGAGCCGTGAAGACGTGACGCTGTTTCATCATGCCGAGGAAGGCATTGAGGGGCAGTTCGAGGGACATTCGATCCTCATCGGAGGCGGCATCACGGTCGGGTTAACGGCGCTGGCGCTGGCCTATGCGCTTGGCTATCGGCAGATGCACCTCTATGGCTACGACAGCAGTGACCGGGACGGCGAGAGCCACGCCTACGCGCAGGCCGAGGCTGGCGCGGAGAATGAGCGCCGCGAGGTCTGGTGCGGTCGCAAGAAGTTTGTCTGCTCGCCGGCTATGTACGCCCAGGCGCAAGCGTTCCCCGAGTTCGCCAAGCTGCTGGCCGATCACGGGGTCGTCATCACGGTTCATGGGTCAGGACTGTTGCCGGAAGTCGCGCGGCAAACCTTTGGCATGGCGCAAGCCGCCGCATAGGAGAAATCAAGATGGCTCTGAAATCAGAATTGATGGCAGCCGGTATGCCCGCCGGAGAAGCGCGACAACTCGGTCAAGATGCCGTGCAGACGGTTGTAGGAGCTGGCACAACGCAGGCCACCGGGACCGCATTGAGCGGCAATTTCACGATTGTCTCGACGGCGCCTGCAAGCTCTGGCGTGGTGCTGCGGTCGACCGGCAATCAGGGGCCGCAACTGATCTACAATGCCGGCGCGAATACGCTGAAACTCTATGGCAACGGTTCTGAGACGATCAACGGCATCGCGGGCGCGACCGGTGTTTCGTTACCGACGCTGAAGGCGGCAATTATTATCGGCGCCGGCACCGGCTCGATCGCGATCATCAGCGCCTAGGGAGCATCGAATGCAGTCGCAGTATACACGGTCATGGAGCGGCGGCGAAGAGGCGCCCGCTGGTAGCGTCCGTCCGCGCTTCTATCTTGAGCCGGTGGTTGATGAACTCGCTAGCGCAAGGGAGGGGCACGGCGTCTATCACGATGAGGAGCGCGTCGAGATTTTCCTGCCAGGCAATCCCTACACGATGCCTGTCCACAGGGTTACTGACGAGCACCGGCGGCGCTGGCCGCGTGAATATGAGCAGTTCCGGCAGGGGATCGATCAAACGGTCGATGGCATACCTCTTTCGGAATGGCCTGTTTTGCGCCCCGCCCATGTGATGGATTTGAAAGCCCTGGGGTTTCAGACGGTCGAGGAAGTTTCGTCGGCGTCAGATCAGACCTGTCAACGGTCAATGGGGTTGTTGCAATTGCGAGATAAGGCTCGCGCCTATCTCGACGATGCGGCGGCTATGGCACTAACAGAACGATTGAGTGCCGAAGGTGAAGCGCAGCGGTCTGAAATTGCATCACTGACGCGGCAGGTTCAGGAGCTGCAGACCCTCGTGACCAAGTTGCACGCCGAGAGCATGGCGGCGCGAAACGCGCACAGCCCGATCGCGACAACGATCCCAAGTGTTGCAGACCCCATGCAGCAAATCCTCTCGGCTCAGCAAGCGGGGATGGAACCGCGAGAGAACCCCCTCTCGTCGCTTGGGGCCTTTGTCGAAGAGAAGCGTCGCCCAGGTCGTCCACGGCGCACCCCGATTGAGGATGCTGCCTGATGGCGAAGTTGGAAGCGCGAACACCGATGCGGCGGGTTACGATTTCGGGGGGCAATTTCTCTGCGAAAATCGCGAAGCAGCCGCCAAAAGGTTCGTCGGTCGTCAAGGATCTCGGCCGGCGTCTTGATGCCAAAGCCAAGAGCCGGGGAAACTGATGGCGAAAGCTGTCTTCAACGAGTGGCCGCCCTCAAGGATGGGGCAGGCGGGGGCTGATTTGATCGCTCTGGGAGAAAAAGCGAGTCTGGAGTTCGACGCGAATGGTCTGCGTCGTTATGTGGCGAGGATCGCGAAGCAGCCTCTAAAGCCAGGGGCCGAAACGATCGGGATGGAAGGTAGCTGATGGCGAAGTTGACAACGAAGGGGCGAGCTAAGCTGCCGGCGGCTGAATTCGCTGGGCCGGATCGCAGTTACCCCGTGCCGGATCGTGCCCACGCAGCGAATGCCAAAGCGCGCGCCACACAGGCGGCAAATGCTGGCCGCATCTCTCGCGAGGTTGAGAAGCGCATCGACGCCAAAGCTGATCGCGTTCTCGGGCGGAAGAAATAGCCGAGATGCCGTCCAAGACACCCGCACAGGCACGACTCATGGCGGCTGCCGCGCACGATTCGAAGTTCGCGAAGAAAGTCGGCGTGCCTGTGGGGGTGGCTAAGGACTTCAATGCGGCCGATACCGGAACCGGCATCATCAAGCCGAAGCGCAAAGTCAGCACGTCTCTGAGATACCGGCGCGGCTAAAGCCATGAGTTTGTTGTCGATTTGCCAGAACGCAGCAAACTGCCTGGGCGTTACTGTGCCATTAACCATTATCGGGTCTTTTGATACGGCAGCTGTCAGACTATTACAGTTGGCTCGCCGCGAGGGCGCCAACCTCTCTACTCGTGCGAACTGGGTCGCGCTGGTGGTCGAGAATGTATTTGTGGCAAATGGGACGACATCGGACTTTTCGCTGCCGGCAGATTTCCGCTCGATGGTCAACGACACGCTATGGGATCGTTCGCGGCGCTGGCAAATGCGCGGGGCGATGACGCCGCAGCAGTGGCAACTCTACAAATCGAGCATCATCGGTCGGGCGACTATCGAGCGTCGGTGGCGCATTCGCGTATCGAGCGGTTCTCCGGCTGGCGCGCCGGCGACATTCGATATCGATCCGCCGGTAAACAACATTACTACAAGTCCGCTGCTCAACGAGGACGGGTCGCCAATCCTAAATGAGAATGGGCAACCGATCCTTGTGGAAAAGAACGTAGGGGGCGGCGTTTTTGTTTACGAGTATGTGTCAAAAAATTGGGTAATATCTACAACTGCGTCACAACTCGCTGGGGCAACACCGGATACCGGAGGTAGCGGATACGCTGTCGGAGATATAATAGTCCCGGATCATGGCACGGTGCCAATAGTACAGTCCCCTTTCTTGGTGGTCACTGGTATCGCAGACGCTACGATAGGGAGCATAGGGGATTTGGAGGTAACACAACCTGGACAATATAATGCTACGCCTAGTAATCCGGTCGGGCAATTCAGCACTACCGGGAGCGGCGTGGGGGCCGCATTCAATTTAACTTATTGTGGCCTAACGCAAAACGATTGGGTTGCCGACACCGATACGTCCTTGCTGGACGAAGACCTTATTGAACTTGGCGTTATCTGGCGCCTGGCTCGGCGACTGGGATTGTCTTATGATGAGGAACGCGCGGAGTACCTTAATCAGGTGGGGCAGGCGGTAGCGAGAGACGGCGGCACACAGACGCTTCATCTAGCGCCGGTTGACCGGCTAACGCTAGTCGGTCCGTATAACGTGCAAGAGGGGAGCTTCCCCGGAGCGTAAGATGGAAACTCTCGCATCAATCCTTTCCGGCGCTGGCGGCAATCCCTATCAGGGGAGCGGGGACGGTGGCGGGATATCGCCTTTGTTGAGCCAGATGCTTCTGGCGAGGCAGATGGGGTCTCCACAGCTTGGGCAGCCTCTCATGCAGCAGGGAATGATGCCTCCAGGTATTGGGCAGACACCGCAGCCGACGCCGCAGCAACAACCGACAATGGGGCAGCCGGCGTTGCCGCAGGGATTTGGTAGTCTCGGCGCGTTGCCGGCGCTTATCTCAGGCGCTTATTGATGAGCTTCCTGACCGACGCAAATCTGATGGTTGCGGGGATGCCGGTTGGTTTACAGCGGCTATTCTCGGCATTTATTGTGGCTGAGATCGCCGAGCAGGAAGGCCTTATGGCGGAGCTGACGACCATGCCGGCGCCTGATCCGATAGCCGCTGATCAGGTCGTCATGGCGGCGCTCCAAGCGGTTATCCTGGCATAGTTCGATGGCAATCCGTCCATCAGTTCTGTTTGGCGAAACTCCTGTGTCGAATTCGGCAGCAGCGCTCTATACGGTGCCCGCGAGCACGACGGCAGTGATCACGCGAGCAGTAGTTACCAATGTAACGGCATCGCCCGCGACGTTGACATTATGGCTTGTGCGAGCTGCCGGGTCGCGAGCTGATGGGAATATCATTGTTGGCGCCGCTGCGGCGGGGCAATCGATTGGTGCGGGGCCGGCGGAGCCAACTGTGTTGAACGCGTTAGCTGGTTTGGTGCTGAATGCGGGAGATGCCATTCATGGATTAAGCGCCACGGCGGCGGCGCTCAATATCGTTGCTAGCGGGTGGACTCATTAAGATGGTCTCGCTTCCTTATCTTTTGGTGAA